TTCTGGAACTACAGTTACTTCTATTGGTAGCAACTCAATTGGTATTGGTGGAAGTACTTTGAATACTGATATTATTAGATCTTCTGTTCCATTGACTTTTGGAACTAGGTCTAATAATAGAGTAGTCGCAATTACTTCTGAAGGATATGTAGGAATAAGAACGACAAGAGTATTTCAACCTTTTCAAGTTGGTTCTGGGGATTCTATTGTTAATATTGATTTAATGGGTGATCTTGGAATTGGAATTTCAAATCCATCAGAAAAACTTCATGTAATCGGAAATAGTTTAATTTCAGGATTTTCTAGTGTAACTGATACTAGATTAAATTCGTCCAGTGAAAAGACAAATATTATTAACGGAAATACAATTAATTTAGTTTATAATACCGGAAGTGGTAATATTGCAATATGTACAAATCCATCAGGACCAATTACACTTAATGTAACAGGCATTCCTACTGATAGTTCATTTAATAATAGATCTATTACTTTTTCTGTCATAGTAAATCAAAGTTTCATTGGATATGCTTGTAGTAATATCAGTCTAAATGGAGTAACTAGATCTATTCTTTGGTCTGGAGGTATAGTTGCCATAGGTGGAACGAATTCTTATGATATTTTTAATTTCACTGGTATCAATACAGTTGGTTCTGCAAGTACTGCTTCGAATTATACAATTTTTGGGATGTTGAATGGTAGCTTTAGATGAGTTCTTTTATTTTTAATTTGAAACAATAATTGTTCTCAAATAAATAGAAATAAATTGTAAGAGAAATATGGGATTGATTATTGGACCTACTTCATGGTGGCAATTGAGTTTAATTACGGCATGTCCCACAGGAACCACACTACCTGATGGAAGTAGGATTATATGTAAGGCAGGTGGTACTGCTTGGATTGTCGCCCCTTCTTGTACTCAAGTAGGATCACAATGGGCTGGAGGGCAATATAATTCAACATTAGTTGGAAATAAATGTTGCATCTTCGAATGGTCGGGATTGCAATCTCAATTGGCTAATTGTGGATTTAATCCTTCTGATTGGTTTGTTCCTTCAATATCACAATTAAATAATCCTGGTTATATTTGTAGAACTCAGTGGGATACGTTCTCCGCCACCACTTATTGGTCTTCTACGGAGACTAGTGCTACTGGCGGTTGCTTTCTGTGCTTTATCAATGGTAATACGTTCGGCAGCTATAAGGCGCGCACCTACTGCGTGCGTGCCTTCCGGTGTGTTACCTATTGATACTTGTATTAGGAGCAAGAATTCAAAATATATCATGTACAAATTCATCGGGCGTAATTACACTTAAATAAATAGAAATAAATTGTAAGAGAAATATGGGATTTATTATTGGACCCACTTCATGGTGGCAATCGAGTTTAATTTCAGTATGCCCCACAGGAACCACACTACCTGATGGAAGTAGAATTATATGTAAAGCATGTGGTACTGCCTGGATTGTCGCCCCTGCTTGTACTCAAGTATCATCAGCATGGGCTGGAGGGCAATATAATTCAACATTAGTTGGAAATAAATGTTGCATCTTCGAATGGCCGGGATTGCAAGCTCAATTGATTAATTGTGGATTTAATTTTTCTGATTGGTTTGTTCCTTCAATATCACAATTAAATAATCCTGGTTATATTTGTAGAACTCAGTGGGATACGTTCTCCGCCACCAATTATTGGTCTTCTACGGAGAATAGTGCTACTAACGGTTGCAATCTGTTCTTTGGCAGTGGTACTACGGGCAACGACAATAAGGCGGGCGCCATCTGCGTGCGTGCCTTCCGGTGTGTTACCTATTGATACTTGTTTCTTGTTACTTGTCCCTTATTACTTGTTTTTTTTTAAATTATGGTAGAAGAATTGCAAATTTATCGTGATATTAGTGAAATGGTCAAAAGAGTTTTTATTATTGTTAAAAATTTTCCTAGAGAATATAAATTTACAATAGGAATAAGAATTCAAAATACAGCGTTAGATTGTGTAGATTTAATTTATAAATCAGCCAGACATAAAAATAAAACAGAATATTTAGATAATCTAGTTTCTTCTTTAGATTTTCTTTCCTATCTTATTCGTATTGGAAAAGATATGAATATTATTACTGAAAGGCAATATGGACTTTATGTTGAAGTCAGTAGACCTTGTGTAAAACAAGCAACAGGATGGTTTAAGTACTCTAAATAATAGAGTCATTCACAATGAGCAGAATGTCATTTTCTAGCGAGATGACAGTGATCTCAATTCACGCGATTTACTTACCTGAAAACACAGGTAGAAGTTCTAACGAACACTCAATTCTAAAAATTGACTTGTGATAGTAAATTTAATTACGTTCTCCGCCACCAATTATTGGTCTTCTACGGAGAATAGTGCTACTAACGGTTGCAATCTGAACTTTAACAATGGTAATACGAACAACAACAATAAGACGAACACCAACTGCGTGCGTGCCTTCCGGAGTGAATAGTTGTGAATGACATCACATTTTCTGAAGTTGTTTCTGCATATTATGATTGTAGAAGAAATAAGAGAAATACATTTCAACAAATACAATTTGAATTTCATTTGGAAGAAAATTTATGGAATCTTTATGAAGAATTAAAAAATGATATCTATTATCCAGATTCGCATATTTACTTTATTATAACAAAACCAAAACCAAGAGAAGTATGGGCAGCAAATTTTAGAGATCGAATTGTTCATCATTTGCTTTATAATAGAATTTCTCACATAGAAGACGATTATATTTCAACGACTTATGCTTGTTTAAAGAATCGAGGTACTCTAAGGTGTGCAAAAGAATTTCAAAAATGTTTAAGAAAATTCTGGAATCAAAAAGAAGATTATCTTTATCTTCAAGTAGATATTGCAAATTTTTATGTTTCAATTCATAAACAAATTTTACAAGATAAAGTTTATGAAATTATTGACAACTCTAAAACATTAGAATTATTAAGTTTTTTTATTCATCAAAATCCTACGGAGAAATATTTTTATAAAGGTAATCCAAATTTAAAAAAATTAATACCAGAAAGAAAATCTTTATTTAATAAAAATACAGGTTTACCAATTGGCAACTTAACATCTCAGATATTTGCAAATTTGTATTTAAATGATTTTGATCATTGGATTCTAGAAAATATTACTCCTTATTATTTTCGTTATTTGGATGATATGGTTTTAATTTTACCAAAAACAATTTCTATTCAACAAACAATTTTAGAAATTAATTATTTTTTGAATACTTTGAATTTAAAATTGAATCCTTGCAAAACAAAACATAATAAGTTAGAATGCGGTGTAAATTTAGTTGGATACATTGTAAAACCTTTCTCCCTTTACATTCGAAATTCAGTAAAAGAAAGAGCAAAGAAATCTCAAACAAGAGAATCTATTAATTCCTATTATGGACTAATGAGGCATGGTTCATGCTATAATCTTAGAAAATCCATTGCGATTAAAAACGACTTAAAAATGTTTAACTATTCAAAATTAATTTAATTATGGAACTTTCCCCAATTTTTTCAATTCCCGTCTGGATGTCTGTATTTCCAGATTTCGAACAACATAAAGAATCTTTTTTAACTTGTGTAAGAAACTTCAGAGAAAAAAATCCTGAAGGAATTCAAAAATCAAATATTGCAGGATATCAATCTCCATTTACACTTCAATCTGAACAAGAACTTCGTCCTCTTTTTCAATATGTCTGTGAAATGGCAATGCAAGCAGTCATTGATTTAAATTTCGTAGACAATAATATTTTTCTTACTCAAGCATGGGTGAATTTCAATGATTCTCGTGAATGTATGAATTCTGAACATGTTCATGGTGAAGTTCTTTCTGGAGTTTTTTATCTCAAATGCCCAGAAAAAAGTGGAAAATTTGTTCTTTCAAATCCTGGAATGAATCGTCTCTGGTCCGGATGTCAGTTGGCAAAAGAAAAGAACTCATTCACTGGTGAAATGATGCGAATAGAACCAGAAGAAGGATCTATTATTCTCTTTCCTTCTTATATTCCACATTCTGTAGAAACAAATTCTCATGATGATGAAAGAATTTCGATATCATTTAATATGGTTGTTCTACCACAAGATAATTTCCCCATTCCAGAAACACAAAAATAATTTTTCATATGAATATTCTTGGAATATATGGTGCATTTGATTGGAATGCAAATTCATCATTTGATAATCATCAAAATTTAACTTGGGTTCATGATTCAGGTGCAACTCTTTTTATAAAATCAAAACATATTTGCAGTATTTCTGAAGAGAGATTAACGAGAATTAAACATGATGGAAATTTTCCAATTTCTTCGATCGAATATTGTTTGAAAGAGGGTAATTTAACTCATGAAAATATAGATTTAATTCTCATTCCTTCTATGTGCTTAGAGGTTTTTTATCGTCAATTAAATGATAAAATTATTTCGAAAAAGATTCAAAAACTTTTTCCTAATTCAAAATTAAAAATTATTTCTCATCATTTAGCACATGCATCATCTTCTATATTTACTTCAGATTTTGAAAATGGATGCTTTATTACTTTAGATGGAGCAGGTTCATTAATTTATGATGCAGATTATAGAAACTCTCTTCAAGCGGAAACAAATTTAATTGGTTATTTCGATAAGTCTAAGAATTATATAAGATTTTTTAATGGTATTTCTGGAACTAATAATTTTGGTTCCTATTATCATGATACTTCTCATAAAATTTATTGTAAAAAAATAAGAAAGAATATTGATCCTATGAATGAGAAATATCGTGAAACATGGGACGGAAAAATCATGGGACTTTCTGCTTATGGTGAGAACGAGAATTTAAATTTCTTAAAGGAATACTCCTTATCAAAAGATCTTTCTTATTCCGAATTTCCATATGTGGTTTTCGAATATCAGAAACATTTTGAATTGAAAACCGCAGATGAACAAGCATATATTCTTCAGAAAAATTTTGAAAATGCTCTAATTGATTATTTTGCAGAACTCAAAAACTTGAATTTTCTCGAAGAGAATATTTGTCTTGCAGGTGGATCATTCCTGAATGTTTTAGGTAATTCTTGTCTAAGAAATAAGGAATATAATATTCATATTCCACCATACACAAATGATGTTGGTCTTCATTTTGGAGCAGCCTGTTATGGTGTATTTCAAAATAAACAACGAATTGAACTTCCTTATAATATTTCTCTTCTGGGTAAAGAATATTCGAATGATGAGATTGAATCTGAATTAAAAGAATTGGAATATCAAAAATTTGATAATTTTGATGAATTATGTGATTTCACTGCAATTCAACTTTCTCAAAATAAAATTATAGGATGGTTTCAAAATCGATCTGAATTTGGTGCAAGATCACTTGGATCAAGATCAATTTTAATGAATCCTACCCCTAAAGAAAATAAGAATATTTTAAATTCTAGAATTAAGCATCGTGAGTATTGGAGACCTTTTGCTGGAATTATATTAGAAGAATATTTGTCAGAATATTTTGAAGAAGATTTTTTCTCTCCTTATATGCTATACTCTTTTACAGTAAAAGAGAAAAAACGAAATGAAATTGCAGCAATTACTCATGTAGATCACACTTGTAGAATTCAAACAATAAACAAAGAATATCATTCAGAAATGACTCAATTGCTTCAGAGTTATTATAAACTTACTAAAGTTCCGGTGATTCTAAATACATCTTTCAATGATAATGGTGAACCAATTATAGAATCGCCAAAAGATGCAGTGAATGCATTTAATCATTTAGATTTGGATTTTCTAGTAATTGGTAATTTTATTGTAAAAAAAGATCGTAAAACAAAAACTGGTTATGCATAATTATTATTTTATTTCGGGTCTACCTCGATCTGGGTCTACATTATTGTCTGCAATTCTAAGACAAAATTCAGACATTTATGCAGACATCTCATCTCCAGTAGAAGGACTTTGCACAACTGCAATTGATTTATTAACTGGATGTGAGAGTAATTTTATTGTAAATGAAAAAAGAAGAATTTCAATTCTTCAACATATTTTTGAAGGATTTTATTCTGAAATTGAAAAACCGATTGTTGTTGATACTTCTCGTGCATGGACAAAAAGAATTTCATTATTGAAAACTCTTTTTCCTGATACAAAAATTCTTTGTTGTGTAAGAGATATTGTTGAAATTTTAAATTCATTTGAGATTATTTTTAAAAAGAATTCATTATACGCAAATACATTGGTTAAAGAAGATTTGAGGCATCATGTCTTTTCAAGATGTGATTCTTTGATGGATAATAAAGAGGGTATCATTACAACAAATTGGTTAAATCTTCAAGAAGGATATTATTCATATCCAGAAATGATTTATCTTGTGGAATATGAAAATCTTTGTAAAAATCCAGAGAATACTCTAAGACAAATTTATAATTTTTTGAATCTTCCTTATTATAAACATGATTTTGAGAATCTTGAATATTCAAATGAATCTTTCGATATTGTTTGTAATCTTAAAGATCTACATACTGTAAAAAGAAAAGTGGAATATAATCCACCTAGAATGATTTTACCACCAGAAATCATTGAAAAATATTCAAATGCGAGTATGGAATTCTGGAAAAAAAATTCTAAAAATTCTGTTAAAACATTGCTTTCTTATAAATGAGTACAATTATTACAATTGATGGAGGAATTGGAAGAGCATTTACATCTGTACCTGCTCTTTTATATTTTGCAGAAAAACATAAAAATGAAGAATTCTATTTCATGATTCATGGATGGGATTTTGTAACTTGGGGATTTCCAGAACTTCAAAATCGAACCTTTAATCCGGAAACAAAAGGAATTTTTGATCAGTATTTCTGGAAAGCAGAGAAAATTATAAATCCAGAACCATATCGACTTCCGGAATATTATCGAGGAGAAATTAATTTAATTCAGGCGTTTCATCAAGAAATTAATGCTGCAAAAGATTATGAGAATTTATCAAAAAAATATGTTAAATTATCTCAATTTGAAATAATTAAGGGTCAACAGATCGTTCATGAAGTTGAACAACTACAAAAGAAGAAAAAAACGATCGTAATTCAACCATATGGCAGCACAGCAAATCGCTGTCCAGTAGGAATTTTTGATCCTTCTTTTAGATCTTTTCCTCAGAACTTCTATGAAAAAATTGTAAAGGAACTTTCTAAAAATTATAATATCATTTATATGGGACCTCATGAACATCATGATGGAATTTCTTATAAACCTCAACCTGATCCAAATATGAGAGAATGGATGGGAATCATTCAAGAAGCGGATTATTTTATTGGATGTGATAGTTGTGGACAGCATTTTGCGAAGGCAGTTGGACAAAAAGCATCTGTTTTAATTTCTGGGACATGTAAAGAAAATGTATCGTATCCAGAAGACTTTCATATTATTGAAAGAGATGTGCCTTATTATCATTCTCCAATGAGAATATGTTCTTATGACAGTTCTCTTTATACAAGACTAAATGAAGAAAGAATAAAGTTTACCGAAGAAGAAATTGAGTATTGGTGTCAAAAAATTATAGAAAATATTGAAAACAAACAAGAAAAAACAATGAATTTTAAAGAGACTGAAAAAAAGACTTTTAAATTGAATAAATATGTATAAAATGTATGAAATAAAATAAATGGGAGTTACCGTAGGACCTTCTGAATGGTGGTTAAGAACTACTGAAGGTGCGAGTTATTTTGCAATTATATGTCCCACAGGAACCACACTACCTGATGGAAGTAGAGTTATATGTAAGGCAGGTGGTACTGCTTGGATTGTCGCCCCTGCTTGTACTCAAGTAGGATCACAATGGGCTGGAGGGCAATATAATTCAACATTAGTTGGAAATAAATGTTGCATCTTTGAATGGCCGGGATTGCAATCTCAATTGGCTAATTGTGGATTTAATCCTTCTGATTGGTTTGTTCCTTCAATATCACAATTAAATAATCCTGGTTATATTTGTAGATCTCAGTGGGATACGTTCTCCGCCGCCATTTATTGGTCTTCTACGGAGCTTAGTGCTACTCTCGGTTGCTTTCTGTGCTTTAACAATGGTACTACGTACTGCAACAATAAGACGAGCACCTGCTGCGTGCGTGCCTTCCGGTGTGTTACTTATTGATACTTGTTTCTTGTTACTTGTTTTTTAATTATGAACATTACGATTCCAATATCAGTAGGCGAACTTTTAGATAAGATTACAATCTTACAAATCAAGTCTCAATATTCAAATAATTCTTTTATACATAAAGAACTTTCTGAATTAATCAGCATAGCAAAATCAAATTCTGTTTATCATGAAAATGAATTATCAGAACTTTTACTCGTAAATCAAAAACTTTGGAAAATTGAAGATGAGATTAGAGAATACGAAAATCAAAAAGATTTTTCTGAAAATTTTATTCAGTTAGCTCGACAAGTTTATCTGACAAATGATGAAAGAGCAGAGATTAAAAAAAGAATTAACCAAAAAACAAATTCTGAATATCGTGAAATTAAACTTCATAAATACTCACATAAGTCAGAGAAAATATGAATTTATATAGTCCACCTGGAGGAGAGTATCCCCAAGAACTTCCGGATAGATGGAGATTTCCCGGTGGAATGATAATGAATAATTTGCAATCATTGACAGATCAACAACTTAGTAGTATTGATTGGATTGGTCCAATTCAAATTCCAACTCCTCATGTTATTGATACTGAAGATAATATTGTAGAAACTTATGATTATGATCCACGAACTCAAAAGATTGCCTGGTATAGATATTTTCGTAAATTCATAATTGTTGATACTAGTATCAATGAATTGATTTATCAGGATAGTACGAGTATAATTTCAGATATTCAATATTATGATCCAATTGATAATGGAGATAATTCTACTGATGAAAAACCTCAAGAACCAGATTGGAAAAAATTTCGGACAGGAGCATCAGTTTTAAAAGAATTAAATGATTATATTCTACAAATTTTTCCATATTATCCTTTAATGATAACTTCAATTCCAGATATATTCAATAATTTGACACAGGGATCTTATGATGATTTTATCTTTGTCTGGACTTCTATGGTGAATACTATTCCACCTCCACCAGAATTAATAGAAAAACTGATAGATCTCGCAAAGGAATCTAATTCACCTGAAGAATTTATTGCCATTTTCAAACAGGAATAAAACAGAATATATATTATGAAATAATTTTATTTAAAATATTATGACTGAACAACAAAAACATTTAAAAAATGCACTTGATCAACAGAAGCAATTACAGGTTGAAATCAATACTCTGAATGAAGAAATTAACACCAAACAAAAAACCATTCTTTTGCTCGAAGGTATAGTACAATATTTAAAACAAATCGGAGTATCAATTTCAGATGAAAACTCTGTAGAAATTGCAGCGGAAGAAGAATCTTCTGATGAATACTAAAAATCTTTAACTTATTCTTAAAAAATATGAATTTTGTAGTTTATTCCAAAGAAGGATGCCCCTTCTGCAAAAAAATTGAAATGATTTTAGAATTGACAGGAAATAAGTTTGTCGTGTATAATCTGGATGAACATTTCACTAAAGAACAATTCTATTCGGAGTTTGGAGAAGGTTCAACTTTTCCTCAAGTACTCTGTGATGGAGAAAAGTTAGGTGGATGTGTTCAATCTATTCAATTTCTAAAAGAAAAACAAATTGTCAAATAAAGATCTAAATAGTAATATACATCAAAATCGTGGTGTAGATTTTATCTTGAACGGAGGTAAAAAAAAGCAGTCTAAATTTTTTAATCTTATTTTTAAAAGAATTTTCTCCCTTTCAAAATGGGATGTAAATATTCATTTTGAATTTTTTATAACTTCACGGAGAAAAAAATGTTAGTATCTGGTTCAATTTTTATTTCCTCGATAATTATTCTATTCTTTTTAATCGGAGTTACGATTGGTTGGAATATTCGAGAATATATGATGAATTATCAAGATAGACCCAAACTTCATCCAGAATTTTATGACAAAAATGGAAACATTATACCAGATGAAGTCTTAGCAATTAGTTTTAATCCTGATTATTTTGATGACGATGATGCAGACAACATCGATGAAGACTAAATATTCCTATAATTTTTAATTTTATATTTTTATGGCAATGATGACCGAAACAAAGAGTGCAAGACCCGCAAATCGTAGAACAACTAAAAAAACTTCTTCGGAAAAAATTTTAGAACTTCCAGCAAATCCTTTTATTTTTGAAATTCTAAATCTAGTATCACAACTTAAAAGTGATGTAAAAAAAGTTGAAGTACTTCAAAAGTATTCTACTCCTTCACTTAAAACAATTTTAATTTGGAATTTTGATTCGAGTATAATTTCAGCACTTCCTCCTGGAGAAGTTCCTTATGCTGGATTAGATGAACAACATTCATTTCAAGGTACTTTATCCGAGAAAATTGACGATGCTGTGAATAAAATGAATGAAATTGGAAGTAATTCTCTTGGTTCTCAGGATCAAGGAAGATCTTCTATTCGTAAAGAATATACCAAATTCTATAATTTTGTAAAAGGTGGAAATGATGGACTTTCTTCTATGCGTAGAGAGACCATGTTTATTAATTTGTTACAAGGACTTCATCCATTAGAAGCTGAAGTTCTCTGCTTAGTTAAGGATAAAAAATTAGAAACAAAATACAATATTACACAAGCAAATGTAATGGAAGCATATCCCGATATTCAATGGGGTGGAAGATCTTAATTTCTAAAAGTCACTTTTTGAATGGTAAATTATGACAACAATAGATGCGCCAGATAGTAATACGGATGAGCAATATTGGACTCCAGTAGAAAAAGAAAACTGTAAATTATTCTATAACTGCGAAATTATTATTGAAAATGGGTCCTATTCTGATGTGTGTAACAAACAAGTTCCAAATGATACTTATATTGTTAAATATCATGTAAATCAAAAAATATGTTTTGATTTAACAAGAGGTGCAAGAAATAATATCTTCGATATGTATTGGGATAAGTTTCGTGAAAACTTAAAAACTATTGAATTCGGTTGCGGTATAAGTAATCCAAGAATTTGGAATTCTAAAAAACCTCAAAAGAAAAAAGAGGATTAAAATCCCCTAAACTCCCAAAAAAATCCCCGGAAAATTTTTTAAGTTCAGGGGTTTTTTAATATCAAAAAATCTTGACTTACTTCTAATTTTCTGTTATTATGAATAAAATTGGTTTTCAAACGATGGACAAAGAACGATTAAAATTAATTACTAGAAATTTGGAAATATTGGTAAATTCATTAAAGGCAGAACTTTATTCCGATACCCCAATTCGAGATGGATATGAGGAAATTAAACAAGTAATGTCATATGATTATGATGAAATTTTCTACGAATCTGACGAGGAATAATTGATTATGACGAACATGACAAAGAATAGTCGGGCAAGAAAATTAATTAAATTGATGGAAAAATTAATTAAACAAGATCATATTTATGATGCAGAAAAAATAATAGAAATGAAAAAACAGTTGAGAATATTGAAACAAGAACTATCTGCAATCGAATCAAAAATATCAAAAGGATTTGGGAAAAATGAAACCTATTAAAGCAAAAGATCTATTGGAACTTGATAAACATCTTGAAGTAGTGAAACTTCAGTGTTATCCGATTCCAGAACAAGTTATTTGGCAGGCTGGAAAGGGTGATTATTCTGAGATTCCGATTCATAAGGTGGAAGTATCTAATCATCAGGAATGTGGTGAATGGATTGTTGACCAATTACTTGCAAATGAAAGAGGTCATTGGGGTCCCTTGGAACATCCACAAATTACATTTTCTTGTGCTGGATTTGTGCATAGTGTAATTGTTCAGGCAAGAACTCATCGTATTGGAACTAGTTGGGACGTTCAATCGCAACGATATACGGGTAAGCGTGTGATTAAAGTTGCTAAACATGAACTTGATATCGAAGAAGTCTTCTATGTACGTCCTGAGGGGTTCTATACTAACCGTAGTGGTAAGAAGTACGAATGGACACAAGATCATCGCCAACGCAAACTAAGGCGTATTATGGATGAATGTGAGGAGTATTCTCATTACTATGAGCAAGGAATGTGTGAAGAACATATTCGTGATTATCTTCCTCAGGCAATTCGACAGAACTTTGTGGTTTCATTCAATCTACGTTCTGTTCTTCACTTTATGGATCTAAGAGCAAAACTTGATGCTCAACTTGAAATACAAGCATTATGTGAAGCAATTGCGCCCGAACTTAAGAAATGGTCGCCTAATGTTTGGCAATATTATGAAGAGAAGAGATTAAGAAAGGCAAAATTATCGCCATAAATATTTTTATCTTGAATTTATAACTTATGTGCCCAACTTATCGATTTGAAGATACTAAGACCAATGAAATTTTTGAAAAATGGATGCTTATGAGCGAAAAAGAACCATATTTAAAAGAAAATCCTCATTTAAAACCATTAATTCCAACTCAGATGAATGTTGGAGAAGTTGGTGAATGGAGGTCAAAATTGACTCAAAAACATCCTTCATGGAATTCTATTTTAGAAAAAGTTGGTAAGACTCCAGGTTCAAACGTAAAAAAACTGTAATTACTCATGACAAGAAGAAAAAGAAACGGAAAATCGGAAGACGTTAATTTAACGACTTATCAAAAAAAACGCAGAAAACCTATTAATTCACAACAATTAATTGATATTGAACCTCTTACTGAAAATCAAAAACTTTTATATGAGTATTATGATAAAGGTAAAAACATTTTTGCTCATGGAGTTCCAGGATCAGGTAAAACGTTCTGTCTATTATATAAAGCACTTAAAGATGTTTTAGATGTATCCACTCCTTATGAAAAAATTTATATTATAAGATCTCTTGTTCAAACTAGAGAAATCGGTTTTATGCCTGGAAATGACCAGGAAAAGAAATCTCTTTTTGAAGTTCCATACAAAAGTATGGTAAAATACATGTTTCAGATGGCAAGCGATGATGAATTCGAAATGCTCTATGGAAATCTAAAAGCACAAGATACTATTTCTTTTTGGTCAACTTCGTTTATTCGAGGAATTACTCTCGATAATGCCATCATTATTGTGGATGAAACTCAAAACTTATCTTCACATGAAAGTTTTTCTGTAATATCCCGTTGCGGTGAAAACACCAAAATCATGTTCTCGGGTGATATTGAGCAATCAGATTTAGTGAAAATGACAGAAAGACAAGGAATTATTGATTTTATTCGTGTAATTGAAGTTATGCCATCCTTTGAAAAAATTGAATTTAATGTTGATGATATCGTAAGATCGCCATTGGTTAAAGAATTTGTTATTGCTAAAAAATCTCTTGGTTTATAAAATATGTCTGCTTTAATTGAAAAATATTATGAATTAAAAAAAGTAAAAAAAGAAAAATTTACTTTTGTGAAAATCAATCTTCCAACTTTAGAAAGAGTTACTATTGATAATACTCGTTATTATAAAGTAAAAGACGGTGATGATTTCATTAAACTTGTTTCGATAACATCCGTAATTAGTCATTACAATAAAGAAATTTTTGTCAGATGGCGTAAGAGAGTTGGAGAAGATGTAGCAAATAGAATTACTCAAAGAGCAACTAGTCGTGGAACCGATACTCATACTCTAATCGAGAATTATTTACTCAATAAAGAACTTCCAGAGGTTCAACCACTATCCAAAATTCTTTTTAACATTGCTAAAGATGAATTAAATCGAATTAATAATATTCATTGCCTTGAAGGATCTTTATATAGTAAAATTCTCGGTGTTGCCGGTACAACCGATTGTATTGCGGAACATGATGGTGAACTTTCTGTTATAGATTTTAAAACTGCAGAAAAACCAAAACCACTAGAATGGATCGAACATTATTTTGTTCAGGCAATGTTTTATGCTATGGCATATTATGAAATGACTGGTAAAAAAGTGAAAAAACTTGTAATTATCATGACATGTGAAAATGGTGAATGTGTAACTTATCAAGAAAGAGATCTTTCAAAATACATGAGATTAGTATATGATTATACTCAAAAATATGTAAATGATAAATTACAATTAATTTCAAATTCTTATAAATAATTTGTTGAAAAATGCTTAACACCTTAGAACGATTATTGGGTATGACCTCAAATAAAAAAATAAATAAAGAATTAAATGAAATTATAGAAAATAAATTCTTAACTTCTGCAAAATTTTCATCAGAAATTGAAACTATTGTAAGTCAAGAAAAAGTTAATTACATTGATGCTATTGTAATGTTTTGTGAAAAAAATGATCTTGAAATTGATTCTGTTACAAAATTAGTTTCAAAATCTTTAAAAGAAAAACTCAAACATGATGCAATTGAATTAAATTTTATTAAAAAAACTTCTCAAGCAAAATTGCCTATATAATGACTCCATTTAATGTATACCGTGAATATTTGGCCTTAAAAAGTCATTTCTCTAATCCAAAATACGATTACTTTAAATATAATAAAAAAGTTAGAGTAACTGAAAATTCATTTAAAAAACGAAAGGATATTTATTGGTTTGAAAAAATAAGTAGAAAATACGAAGACAAAGAAATAGTAGATTTTTTTGTTTCAAACTTTATAGCATCTAGTAGTATTCAAAGTATGTGGATTGGAGAGATTATAAATTCTGGAGAAAAAATATATAAAGATTGGATTCGTCGCAAGCAAAGTTTAAGATACTTATTTAAAGAACAATCGGAAGAACTTTTATCAAAAAATGAATTGGAATCTCTCTTTAATTGTGATAGAGGGCATCCAATTATTTTAAAAAGTTTTTTAAGTAGTAAAATAGATCCAGAAGTCTTAGTCATTTACGAGAAAATATTCCATTTTTCAAAATATTTTAATTCAAAACTTTTGGATCCCGTATGGGAAATTGTGAACTTAAAAATTGAGAAATACTCACCATTTCTCTCTATTGATGCCCCTTCTTATAAAAAAATATTACAGGAGATTGTGAATGAGTAATTTTTTTGAATCTGATATTATTATTGAAGAATTAAATGAGATTAAAAAACTTCAAGATGATGTCTATGAAGATATTCTTGAATTCAGTACAAAAAGTGTCAAAGAAAAAATAGACAAACTTAAAAAAATGGAAGAATTGATTGAAAAACAAAATATTATGTATATGAGACTTTCTCTTTCAAATGACCCAAGAGCAATTCAATTAAAAGAATATATTCAACAATCTTTTTCTTTTTTTGGGTATTCGTCAAATACTGAAATGAATTCATTATTCAAGAGTCTTAAACATACGATTCATTCTTTAATTAATTATCTCGAAAAATATGCCTAGATTTGACTTTTAATGAAAATCATTCTATAATACCAAAGCGCACTCAAGCGCAAACACAAAAACAATCCAACAATACCAATTATTCAAATGTCATTTCAAGATTTAAAAAAACAATCCAAACTCGGTTCACTGACACAAAAACTTGTCGATGAAGTCGAAAAAATGAATTCCTCAACTTCATCTGAAGATAATAGATTCTGGAAGTTGACTGTAGATAAAGCAAATAATGGTTCTGCTATTATTCGTTTTCTTCCTTCACCTCCGGATGAAGATCTACCTTTTGTCAAAATTTATAGTCATGCTTTCCAAGGTCCGTCTGGATGGTATATTGAACAGAGTTTAACTACTCTGGGACAAAAAGATCCTCTGGGTGAATTGAATACTCAATTGTGGAACAATGGCACAGAAGCAGGTAAAGAGCAAGCAAGAAAACAGAAACGTAAACTTACTTATATTAGTAATATCTACGTTGTAAAAGACCCAGCAAATCCAGAAAACGAAGGTAAAGTCTTCCTTTAATTTAAAAGAGGCATATAGTAGTAATACTATATGAAAACCAAGTGAATTGCTGGAAACTCTTGTTAGGTAAACTGACTAAAACAGATTCACTGTGAAAGAAAACTGTAAGGTACAAAGATAAAAACGGAAAAACAAGACGTTATTATCCAGATATCATAGTTGATAATTTACTATTTGAAGTAAAATCTTTTTATACTTTAAAAATCCATAAGGATAATGTATTGTCAAAAATGAAAGCATCTAAAAATGCAGGATATGTACCATTTCTAGTTGTATGGGAACCTAAAGAATCTGAAATGTGTAAAAACAGTTTAATAGAGACAATCAGCAGCCAAGACCTATCACAGAAGGTAAGGTTCAACGACTATCCGTTTATCGGAGTAGGTTATAAGCAAATGATAACCGAAGTGCTTGGGGTCCACTAATTGTGGATTATGATATAGTCTGTTCTGCATTGAGAAATGTAGCTGAATAAGATCGGGATTGGACTTGCAAACCAATCTGAACATAAAGTTTAAATACGGAAAAAAAATCTTTGATAAATTGACTGCAGCAATGCAACCGGAATTTGATGATGAGGATCCAATTGATCCATTTGATTTCTGGAAAGGTGCAAACTTTAAACTCAAAGCAAAAAATGTAGCGGGTTATCGTAATTATGATTCTAGTGAATTTACTAAAGTCGCTCCCTTAAATTCTGATGATGATGTTTTGGAAGCAATCTGGAAAAAACAGTATTCTTTATCTGAATTTGTTTCACCAGACAAATTCAAAACATATGAAGAATTGAAGCGTCGTCTTAACTTTGTTCTTGGTGCAAAGAATGTAGTTATCGATGAAGAAACTGAAAATGAAGATAACGAAAGATCAAGAGATCTTGATGATGATCTTCGAAATGAAATTATGAGTCTTCAGTCTTCAAGAAATTCGACATCATCTCTTAGTGAAGATGATGAAGATCCACTGGAATATTTTCAAAAATTAACAGAAGAAGACTAAGATTAAAGGGGGATTTACCTCCCCCTTTTTTCATGAAACGATATTTTCTGTCTTGATTAATTTATCATTAACATATGATGATGAATTATCATATATCATTGCTTTTCTGGTATCATTTAAAACTTGTTGTAGATATCTGGGTTTTAATACGTATATAGATCTCTTTTGATTATTTTTTCTCACTTCATATTCATAATTACTAATTCCAATAATAGGATCTGGAATATTCACTTTATTTGGACCTAATGAGACTTCATTTGTATAAATCTGTCCATTATCGTAATAGGAAATTTTAAAATTTGAATTTACAACTTTACCTGCAGGAAGAATTAATTTATTTTGAGAATCTTTAACTTCAATTGTTTCATAATGATGAATTGAATTTAAATCAGATCCATATATTTCTTCTGAATAATTATAAATTTGTTTATCAGATAATGGCCATTGATCTCTAACTCTTGTGATTCCAGCACAGATTAAAACTATCCAATCATATTGAGTACTTCCATAAAGTTCTTCCGCAACTAATTCAGGTCGATGTCCATCTGGTATTTGATACTTATCGAAAGCAGTAAAAATATTTTGCAAATCATCACGAAGTTTAACTCTACGGAAAAGATTTTTTACAACCAGATATTGATCCGATGAATTTTTATCTGATAAAAATGATGGATATGCTAAATCTGGTAACTCTCTGAAGTATGTCATTAGTATCCAACTCCCAATTGACCTTCACCCGAATCATAATCCTCATTATAAATCGGAGTGAGTTCTCTAAAATCCAATGATAGAATCATATGAACTGGAGTACCATCTGAATAAGTTGAATATATGTTTGAACCATTAAAATTTACATTTATATTCTGTAATGCACAAATTTTATAACGATTCAAATAAGGATGTGGATTTTGTCCACTCATGTATCTAATTCTAAAAACACTTGGCGCAGTAAGAAATAAACCTGCAGCCGCCCCTTCTCTGTTTCCTTTCTTTGCGGACATTTCCTTTTTTAAGAATCGAATCATTGACTTTATGATTTCACCTTCTTCTTTAAATCTAGGTGTCATATTAAAAGTGAAATTAAAAGGATCTCGAAGAGTTAATCCGCGAAATAAAAGTTCAATATTTTCATTAAAAACTGCACCAGTTGTTCTTCCTAAAACTGTTCCAAATAAATTGTCATTTTGACCTAAAAGTTGTTCTACTGCTTTTGTTGCAAAAAATGACTGAACCATTTTTTGACCTCTACCTGTTTGACTAATTGCATCTATTCCTGCAGTAGCTGCAGTTTTTAATGCATCAATTCCTTTAAAAAATCCACCTTCAATTGCTGATTCTGCAACTCCTATACCTGCAGTTGTTAAGGGTCCCATAGAACTATCTCCCCAATTTGTTGCATTACCGTTTGATGGTAAGTTTTCTGGTATCGGTAGAATAATGGTACCTCGAATATCTTTTGTTCCTATGCTACTATAAGCATCATCTGAACTTGGTTGAAAAAAAGTATTTGGGGTTTCATTTACACCCGGAGGAATATATTCTAGACATTCAATCATTAAATAATCTTCGGCTATATCTAATTTTTTTAATGGGTATCTAAAACGTTCCATTTATTTTTTAAATATTTAGTTGAATATCACCAAAAGGAATTCGTCTCAAATCTTGAAGTTCATTTTTATGAATTTCATACATTCCATTATAGATTTCATCCCAAGTATATTGTCTTATTTCATTCCAATGATAATTAAATCCACTGAATCCCCATATGTAAACGTTTGTAACTTGTATTAAAGGATGTCTATCATAACGAATTAAAGGAGTTTTTGCTCGATATCTAAAAATATATATTTGCCCAACTACTGGAATTTCTTTAGTTTCTTCTAAAATACTTGTCAATTTCAACATTAAATCATCGGCAGTTTCTGTCCCGATGAGTTTTTTAACCAATGGTGATATACGATTATTATTTTTCCTATTTTTAAGTGATTTTCTGGGCATGAATTAATTATTTTCCGTAAATTTCTTTTTCTGAAATGACTTTGAATTCATATCCTCTATCGGCACACCATTCTTTAGCCGCTGCCCATTTTGATTGATTTTTAGCGTACTCATAAACTTCACTAATATATTTTTTAGTTTGTCTTTTTGGTTTAGGTGGAGGGATTGTTTGTTTTAAAGGTTTAATTTCGATCATGTATTTTTTAATAGTGCCATTAGATTCTTTAACTTTGATGAGAAAATCTGGATAATATTTGTGTATTTTTCCATCCAATGGTGAGCGATAAAAAATAAATTTCTCTTCTGATTCCCATTCAATTACATTTTCATTAGTATCACAGTAAATCATAAAAGTTCTTTCCCATAAAGAACGATATGTTATATCTAAAATATTTCCTTTATATTTTTGAGTATTTAATGGTTTAAACTTTCCTTTATATGACATTCTTTAATCTTTTATAGATTTTCTAAAAATCTAAATTTTCAATTATTTATCTAAATACTTATATTATAAAATTCACATAAGGTATATAGATTGGCCGTAAGACCTCGTAAAATATCAGAGATTAAACCAATACTCACGAATCTTGCCCAAACTACTCATTATGAAGTGAGATTTGGTACACTTCCTCCTGAGTTACAAAGATATCTTTCAACAAAAGGAATTACATCCAGATTTATTTCTGAAAATGCTGGACTTTTGTGCTATTCTGCATCTCTTCCTACAACAAATCTTGCATCAAATTCTGTTACAAATTATATCGGAGTTCAAGAGAAATTTGCACATACTAGATCATATGATGAAATTTCATTGGATTTTTATGTAGATAGTGATTATAAAATGTTAGTATTTATGGAAAGTTGGATGGAATTTATTTCAAGTGGATCGTTCAATCATATTGGATTGAATGGAGAAACAACTGAAATTAATCAAAATTCTGATGGATATTTTATTCGAATGCAATATCCAGCATACTATAAAGCAAATTCAGTAAAAATTATCAAATTTGATAGAGATTATCGAAAAGAAATTGAATATGAATTCAGAGGACTTTATCCAAAAAATATATCTTCATTACCAGTAAGTTATTCGAATAATGATATTCTTAAATTTACTGCATTTTTTTCTTACGATTATTATATTCCAGGAAAAACGAGTACATTTAGTCAATTTATATCCGGAAATAATAATAATAGAGTCCCATCCTAAAACAAAGCTTAGATTTAGTGAATAAATAGTTCAAACAGTATTATTTCGTGTTATAGATTATGGCATTACCTAAAATTGCAACGCCTACTTATGAATTGGAAATACCATCAATAAAGAAAACAATAAAATATCGCCCTTTTTTAGTAAAGGAAGAAAAAGTTTTAATTATTGCAATGGAAAGTGAAGATTCTAAACAGATTGCAGAAGCAGTTAAAACTGTTATTACGAATTGTATTCTTACATCCGATTTAGATGTTGATCAATTAACGACATTTGATATCGAATATCTATTTCTTAACATTAGAGGAAAATCTGTAGGAGAAAATGTAGAAGTTCTTATTACTTGCCCAGATGATGGGACGACTCAGGTTCCAGTAAATGTTGATCTGGATGAAATTAAAGTTGTTTTTAGTAAAGAGCATAAGAAAGATATTAAATTAAATAATGAATTGTCAATAAGAATGAAGTATCCTTCTATGTCTCAATTCGTGAAAAATAATTTTTCATTTAGTAATGATGAGTCTTCTCCAAAAGTTGATGAAACTTTAGATATTATATGTTCTTGCATTGAACAGATTTATGATAAAGAAGAGACTTGGGTGGCAACTGATTTTAGTAAAGATGAAATTCGAGAATTTGTGGATCAATTAACTTCAAAACAGTTCAAAGAAATTGAGAAATTTTTCGATACCATGCCTAAACTTTCTCATACGATTAAAATAAAAAATCCAAATACTAAAGTTGAAAGTAAAGTAGTGTTAGAGGGATTAAACTCTTTTTTCGTCTAGGAATGATGCATACAAATCTTGCATCTTATTATCAGACTAACTTCTCCCTTATACAACATCATCATTGGTCTTTAAGTGAAATTGAAGATATGCTTCCTTGGGAACGAGAGGTTTATATTAGTCTTCTTCAACAACATATTGAAGAAGAAAACTTGAAAAATCAACAAAAATAAATGATTTACCTTCTCTTCAATTAGATAAATAAGTTATATTGAAGAGAATTCTAAAGAATCAACGAAATGAATAGAGAAGAAGCTGGTATAAGGGCTCAAAGTGGGGAAAGGCCTGAGGGTGGTTATTATACCAGCAATGAAAGAGTTCAGTTGCAAAAATTCTCTTTAGGAAGAATTAGAACTTTACCGAGTTCGGTTTTCAGAAAAAATACAGGTAGTGGGGGTGGTGGAAGAAGTGTAATTGGTGGAGGAGGTGGTAGTGGTATATCAAATAAAAGTAGTGCAATTGTAGTAAGACCTCAAGTGAGTTTGGTGGACCAGACTCAGAATTCTAGAATTACTCAAACTCAGCAATATGTTGGAACTCTACAAAAAAGTTTAAACATTATTGCGGCAAATATTCGATTTTTAAATGATGGTATTCAGAATACTTCGAAACAACTTAAACTCGAAGGTTTAATAGAAAAGAAAAATCTTCAGGATCAACAAGATTCTGAAAGAAAATTAAATGAAAGAAATGTAAGAATAGGAAAAGAAAATCTTCTTGAAAGGAGAATTACTGCTGCTTTATCTCGTCCTATTGTTAGTTTACAGAAAAATATTACTGGTTTATTTGATAGAATTAAAAATTCTTTAACTACATTATTTTTTGGTTGGTTAACCAATCAATTAATTGAAACTATAAGAGCATATACGGAAGGAAATACAAAAAAACTTGAAGAAATTAAAAATCATGTAATTAAAAATGTTTTATATTCAGTAGGTGCATTTACGGCAATTAAAATTGGATTTGATCTTGTAATTAGGACAATTACTGGTCTTTCTTTAAGACTTGCTGGATTAACTGCTAAAATTGTATCTGCACCATTTAAAGCTGCTGGATTTGTTGCAGCAAAGGCTCTTGGGGCAAGTGCTAGTGCCGCAAAAGCAATGACTACACCTAAACCATCTTCATCCACTGGTTCTTCTGCGGCAAAAAGTGGAAGTAAACCTTTATCTAAATCTGGTGGTGCTGTTGATAATTTCTTTACTTCAGTTAAAAAAATTCCTTCCTTTTTCGGTAAAGGCGCAAAAATGCTTGGAAAAGGATTACCTGTTATCGGAACTGCCATAGATGTTTATGGTGCTGGTACTGAATTAGGTAAAGGTAATCTTGCAGGTGCAGGATTATATGGTGCTGCAGCATTAACTTCATTAATTCCTGGATTACAATTACCTTCTTTGGGATTAAGCGCAGCGGCATTTGGTCAATCTATGGTTTATGATTCTGAAAACAAAGATAAACAAAAACCTGCAACACAATCAAATAAACCTTCCCCACCATCTTCACCTTTAAAATCTTCATCTCAGAGACAATCACAATCTTTACCAACTCCTGCAACATCTCCTGGCAAATCACAGATGCCTGTTGTTCAACCACAAACTCCTACAACATCTTTATCCCGTTCACAAATGCCTGAAGGTGCATCTAGTCAATCGCAGATCCCTGCAGCGTCTATGTTATCACCTGGACAATCACAGGGAACCACATCGCTTATGCCATCACCTGTTCAATCGCAGATCCCTGCAGCGTCTATGTTATCACCTGGACAATCACAGGGAACCACATCGCTTATGCCATCACCTGTTCAATCACAGGGATCTGTATCGCCTATGCCATCACCTGGACAATCACAGGGAACCACATCGCTTATGCCATCACCTGTTCAATCACAGGGATCTGCATCGCCTATGGTTCGACTACAGGAACCTACAACTCCTACAACTCCTACAATTCAACCGCAGACACCTGTAACCTCTACGAACTTTTCGATTAAACCACAGGCACCTACAACTCCTACAATTCAACCACAGACATCCGCATCTCCTTTAGAGAAATCTCAGATAACTTCTCAATCTCCTTCATTTTCTCCAATTCAACCTCAGACACCTATAATTATACAACCTTCTTCTATTCAATCTCAACCTTTTATAACAACGGAAATATCTTCTAATCAACCACAAACATCTGCTGTACCTATAATTCAACAGCAGACTCCTACATCTTCACCATATTCTTTTGTTCAATTGCCCAAATCTATATTTTCATCAAATGATTCACAATCCTTAGAAACTCCTACAACTCCTAAAAGTGAATTACAAACTCCTGTAATTCCTTCAACAGAATCACAATCCTCTTTAATTCTTCAGAAATCTATAACTCAACCACAAAAATCTATAGTTTCTTCGCTTATTCAATCTTTTTCTAATTTTTTTAATACTTCTTCTCCTCCTTTAAATCAATTACAGACTCTTGCAACTCCTTCGACTCAATCACAAATTCCAGTTAACTCTGAAAATCAAACTTCATCGCAATCACCGACAACTTTTACAATACCTGAGAATAAATCACAAACTCCCTTACTTTCTACATCAGTTCCGAAAATTTCTACAATTCCTACATCATCTGTTCAATCACAAACTCCTATTACACCTCAAATTCAATCACAAGCAAAACCACCAAGTCCTGAGATGATTCGGGGATTTGAGATGGCATGGAAATATAGAAATAATCCTTTAGCAAAAGGGAAAATACAACAAAAATGGGATCAAATGAGTCCAGAGCAAAAACAACAAGCAAAGGACTGGGCCACATCAAAAGGATATAATTGGAAAGAAATGAAGTTAAAGAATATGGAAACTACAGTTTCAAATTCAACTTCAATTCAGTCAAAGGTTCCTACACCACCATCTATTCAACCCCAAACATCTGCAAAACCTCAAATTCAATCACAAACAAAACCACCAAGTCCAGAAATGATTCAAGGATTTGAGATGGCATGGAAATATAGAAATAATCCTTTAGCGAGAGGTAAGATACAGCAGAAGTGGAATGAATTAAATCCAGAGCAAAAACAACAAGCAAAAAATTGGGCAATATCAAAAGGATATGATTGGAAAGAAATGAAGTTAAAGGATGTGGAAACTGTATCTCCTGCAAATATTCAAAAACCTCAAAAACCTTTGAATCAAGTTACTTCTTTACCTGAACCAAAACCTAATATTATTATTGCAAATAGTGACAAAAATGAAACTCAAATTATTGGTACTCCACAAGAAGAACCTCTAACAGATGTGCCGTTTATTCCTTCCGGAAATGTTGATAATTTTTATATTTTATATTCTCAACTTAGTTATAATGTGGTGATATAAAATGGCAGCTTTAGCATTAAAATCACCTTTAGATATTCAGAAAGTAGAAAAAACTACAACATCCTTAAATAAAGGAATTTTAAATTCTAATAAGAATATTAAAAAAGTTTATGAAACAATTTCTGAAAATGTAAAGGCAAAAAAAGATTCTTATACTCAAATTAAATCTTATAAAGAAAAAAGATTTGAATATGAACGAAGAAAACAGTCTGAAGATGAACTTGAAAGTCCTAATGTGGTGATACAACCCGGTGGACCTTTTCAACTTATACAATCTGACACCTATAGTGGATTTTTTGATAGAATTTTAGGATTTATTGGATATCTGTCTGCAGGATGGGTATTAAATAATCTTTCAACTTTTATTGGGATGGGTAAAGAATTTATTGCCCGAATTCAAAAAACAGTTGAAATTATGACTAAATTTTTGGGTGGAACAATTGATTTGTTTAGAAATTTTGGTGGTCTTCTGGGATCTTTGGGTCAGAATATAATGACATTTGATTTTTTTGATTCATCTAAGCGCCTAAGAAATTCTTTAGATCAATTAAATACAACAATGGGTGGTCTGGGTAATCAAATCGAAGAGGCATTTGGATTAGTCACAACTCCACTCACTCAACCGAAATATAGTGGAGCAGAAATACCTGAATTCGGTACTCAAGTAACTGGTGAAGGTGCATATGAAAAACAACCACCATCCGGATCATTATCCAGAGGAGGTAGATGGAAACCATTATTAGATTTGATTGCTTCTGTAGAATCTTCAACGGACAAAAAAAATAATGGATATGATGCTCAGAATGGCGCTCCTCGTGGAGTAAGACCTGGTTTGAGTCAAATGACAATTGGGGAAATTGCTAGAAATGCTCCTGGTGCGTCAGGACGTTATCAACAGATGCCAGAATTTTTATTACAACGTGCAAAAGATGCTGGATATAATGAAAAAACTATTTTTACTCCTGCCGTACAAGATGTACTTGCTATAAAATTAATCGAAAAACGGGGTGGTAATCAATGGTTAGCGGGAAAAATGTCCAATGAAAGTTTTATGCAAGGTCTTGCAAATGAATGGGCAGCTTTACCAAACGCTAGTGGTAATTTTTCATATTCAGGTCAACGTAGTTATTTAAAACCAAATGATATTCTATCTGCTTTAAATAAAGTTAAAAAAAGTTCAGAAATACCTGCAACAAGACCCGAAACATCTATTAAACAGGTACCTATTCCAAAAAATAAAATCAAACCAACAATTACTGGTAGATATGATAAGGAAGGTAAATTTGGTAGGATACATCACGGTGATGACTTAGCAATGCCTTCTGGAACACCATTAAGAGCAATTTCAGATGGAGAAATTATCGATTCTGATTATCACAAAGGATGGGGGTATTTTTTAATAATGGTAGATGATAAAGGAATTCATCATTTATATGGTCATATGTTACCTGGTTATAAAAAAAGAGGTAAGGTTAAAAAAGGTGAAGTGATTGGATCTGTTGGATCTACGGGAAGAAGTACTGGGCCACATCTTCACTGGGAAGCAGGAACAGGGTGGACTGGATATCAAATAACAAATAAATTTTCTCCACTTAATAGATATAGTGCAAATGCACCATTTTATACTGAACCCGAAACTAATACTTCTCCTAGAATAGAAAAACCAAGACAAGTACCAGCAGCGCCAATTTCGAAACCAAATATTTCAAATCAAAGTTTTAAGCAAAATAGAGTTGTAACTCCACCATCTAATAAATCTAATGCAAGTCCACCAGTTAGATCGTCGATTACTCCTAGAAATCCCCAACAATCTCTTCAGAGTTTGCGAGAAATAGATTCTATCTTTTCTGTACCACAAACACGATTAGTGAATTCAGAAATAGCATCAATTACCTCAACAAATTCATTAACTCCTCCGAAAGTATCTTATTCAATTCCAAGAAGAGAGAATGAGATTCCAAATAATAATATTCAAATTCAACCACAGACACAATTAATGAATTCAGAGATAACATCTCCAATTATTCTGGTGAATAGAGATGAATCAGTTGAACCTTTATCTTCTCCGTTGATAAAAGAAGAAGAAAATGTCAATGTTTTAAATCAACCACAAACACAATTAATAACTGCAAAAGCAGCACCAATTATTCCAACTTTTTCGACAAATTCATTAACTCCTCAGAAAATATCTTATTCAATTCCTCAAACAGAAGAAGTGATTCCTGATAATAATTTACCAAATCAGTTACAAATGAATGAGTCTCAAGTTATCAATCCTCAGACTCAGACTTTTAATTTCACAAATATTTCTCAGATATTAAAGACTAATCTCAATTCTTTTGTTCCTTTTTCGAGTGATGCATTTATTTCTTCTGAACGATCTCCTGAAACTTCTTTTACTATGATTCCAGAAAAGATGAGTACGATTTCACAAGAAATTAAAAATATACCTTCAATTATAAATAATGAAAATGTTTTTATGTCTTCAAACATAATTCAGAATATTAATTCGTTGTCTGAATCTGGAGAAGTAAATTTATCTCCAACTGATCAAGAAGATGTAAATATTAATCCATCTCCTGTAAAAATGTCTTCACCTGAAAAAAGTAAAGAAGTTCCTTCTTCTATTACTCCAGAAAGACGAGGGCAAGATATTGTTGTGATACAAAATCCTTCGAATAAGAATATTATAATTTCAAATCAAAATGAGTCTGCAAATACCATGCCTCAAATATCAGATTTTGATATGTTAAATAATTTTATTAAAAATAAACTCTTATTGGATATGGCGTACTTATAATGTCAATTACAAAATCTATATACGAAGAATTAACTTTAGAATCAAATGATCGTAAGAGATCTGTTAATATCTCCACTGGTGTAATTTCAATAGATTATTATGAAGACATTTTTTCACCTACAATTACTGCAAAAATTAAAGTTGTAAATACAGGAAACTCAATTGTTTCCCAGAATGGTGCAACAAAACAATCTATTTACAATGGACTTCCTTTAAGAGGTGGTGAAAGACTTTCAATGAAAATTGCTGGAAATTCTACCACAAATCCTGGATTAAATTTTTCAAGAAGAGTTGAAGATTACTTATATGTTTCAAGTATTACAGATGTAATTTCAGAAACAAATCAAGAGAGTTTTACTCTTCATTTAGTTTCAAGAGAAGCGATTACAAATGAAACTACAAGAGTTTCTAGAAAATATCCAACAAGTTTAAAAATTAGTGATTCTGTTCAAGATATCTTAAGAAATACTCTTAAAACTTCTAAAATTGGAGTTATTGATAAAACCTCAAACAAATATGGTTTTATTGGTAATATGAGAAAACCTTTTACTGTTTTAGTTTGGTTAGCATCTAAAGCAGTTCCAGAGAGTTCTGGTGGCGCAACTGCAGGTTTCTTATTTTATCAAACTCAAGATGGTTTTCAATTTCGATCTGTAGATCGGTTGGTTAATCAAAAACCAAGAAAAGATGTAAATGGAAGAAGTATAGTTTATACTTATAATCAGGCTAATGTGTCTTACGATGTAAATGACAATAAAATTAATAATGATTTTAAAATTCTAAATTATTTTACAGAAAAAAATCAAAATTTAATTGAAAAACTTAAACTTGGGACTTATGCGACTCATAGAATGTTTTTCAATCCGTTGAATTTTTCTTTTTCTAAACCAGAAGAAGGTTTATTCACACTGAAAAATTATGTATCAAAAACTAAAAATCTCGGAAGTAAAATTAAACTTCCTCCATTATCTGATGGATCAAATAAGAGTTTAGGTGATGTACCGACTAGAATTATTACATCCATTTATGATGTTGGTACCTTAGATGTAGGAGTTTCTACTCAGATCAATTCGAATCAAACTGAATACCAATCACAAGTTTTGATGAGGTATAATATTTTATTCACTCAGACCTTAAGTATTATTGTACCTTCAAACACAAACTTAAGAGCAGGTGATGTGATTGAATGCTTATTTCCAAAAATTACTCAAACAGATGCAAAAGAATATGATCAGGAAATAAGTGGACTATATATGATTAAGGAGTTGTGTCATCATTTTGATGCTTCTCGTTCATATACTTCTATGAAATTAGTGAGAGATACATTTGGTATTAATGTAGGCGCAAGAAACTAGTAAATGTTAGACCAATCATTACTTCAAAGTCATTTTATAGGAAGAGATGGATTTCGTTGGTGGATAGGACAAATTCCACCTATAGAATCTATGGGGAATCAATTAACTGGTGGTGGATGGGGTAATAGATTTAAGGTTAGAATACTTGGGTATCATCCATATAGTGAGGCAGAACTTCCCAGTAAAGATCTTCCTTGGGCACAGGCATTAATTCCAACAACTGCTGGATCAGGAGCAGCAAATGCTTGTACTGGAGTTCAATTACAACCTGGAGATGTTGTTCTTGGATTCTTTCTTGATGGAGATAATGCTCAAATTCCTGTGATTCTTTCCACTTTTGGAAGAACAGATTCCACTCCATCGAAAACTTGGAGATCACCATTCGAGGCATTTACTGGGTATTCTAGTTTAATTCCTAAAAATAGTGCACTTACTCCATCACCTAATTCGAATGCGGAATCAAACGAACCAAAAGAAACGTCGAATCGCACTCCTCAAAATATTTCAGATAAGCAGGCAAGAGAAGTATCTAGTAAAGTTGGAGAAAAAATAGTTTCATTAAATTTTGCAATTGGAGAAAAAACTCCACTCGCAAATACCACAAAAAATACTCAATTTGATAAGATTACATCTACAGTTAATAATCTTATCAGAAAAATTGAAAAATTTCAAGGAAATGTTGAAAGAATTCGTTCCGAAATTAGTAATGTTGTAGATAAAGTAGTCACATTAGCTAATGACTTAGTTGGAACTGTATTTGATTTCATGATTAGTCAATTAACACCTCTCTTAAAAATGGGATTGGATGCGTTATATAAATTCGTTTATGCTACGGTATTTGCTGCTACTGGAAATCCTGTCGTATCTCATCTCGCAGGTGTTGCTGCACAAAAGGCAATGACTGGTCCAGTGAAAGCATTGGAGGAATCTTTTTCTTGTGTACTTGGAAATGTAATGAATTCCTTGAAGGGTTATGTTTCGAAAATCTTAGATTCAACTTTATCAAATGTGAAAAGATTTGTGAGTTGTGCGGCAGAACAATTTACAGGTTCATTATTAAATTCTATTGTTGGAGTAATAGAAAATTTAATGGGTGGTCCTTTAGGGGCTGTTAAAACTATATTGAAATTCGTTTCAGGATTTGATTTGGGAAATATTTTAAGAGAGGGGGCAGGAGCACTTACTAAAGCAGTCGTTGGATTTGCATGTAATCAAAGTACACAATCATTCAAAGGAATGGTAAATGAATGGGCAATTGGAGGTGGATCGTCTGGATCTGTTTCATCATTAGTAAATTCCATGGCGAATACTTATAATTCAGTAAAAGATACTGTAGATATTATAAAATCTGGAGCAGATATTAATTCTGTAAAGAAATGTTTTACAGGATCACTAAAAAGAGCAAATCCTCCTAAAGTTAGAATTTTTGGTGCAGATGGTAAAGGTGCTACCGCATCGCCAATTTTTGGTAATATAGTTCAAACTAATGGTGGTCAAACTACTGCAAGCGTTATTGGTGTTCAAGTTACAAATCGAGGTTCTGGATATACTTTCCCACCTTTTGTTGAGATCGTTGATGATAATGATCAAGGATATGGTGCGGTTGCAAGAGCAACAATTAATTCAAAGGGGCAAGTAAAATCAATTTATATTGTTTCTGAAGGTGAAAATTATACTGTCGGCAATATTCGTGATTATTCTATTATTGATGTGTATATCGAAGATGGTGGTAATGGTTATAGAGATGCTCAAGTTAGAGATAATTTTGGCAATTATTATAATTTCCAAATTGTTAATGGACAAATCTATCAAGTTAAACCTTCAAATAAAAAAGATGCAATTGTCGTGATTGAAGGGCAAATTTATAGAATTACGCCATCGAATAATAATGATATAATTGGTGGGCAAAATTATCAAATAAATCCATTGAATAATAATATAATTATTGATGGACGAAATTATCAATTAACACTTTCTGATGATAATTTGGTAATTGGTGATGAACAATTTCAGGTAAATCCTTCTCCAAGTATTGTTCAAATAAATGAGATTAATTATCAGATAACACCTCTAAGTGATGATATTATAGTTGGAGATGAAGATCTTGAAACTGGATCTGATTCAAATATTATTCAAATTGGTGGAACAAATTATCAAGTAACACGTTATTTTGGAGATGATACTCCTTCAAATATAATTCAAATAAATGGATTGAACTACGAAATAATACCTTCTACAGCACCTTTATCAATTATTGTTGATGGTAAATCGATACCTATTAATTCAATAATTAATGGAGAATTGTCTCTCCCGATTGATGCCATTGATGGGAAATTAATACCTTCGATTAATATTGTTGATGGTCAGTTTATTCCTTCAGTTGATATTGTAAATGGTCAATTAGTCATTTCGACAAGTATAATTTCTATTGACGGTCAAAATTATGAAATTAGTCCTGTGGATGAAAATGTTCAAATTGATAATCAACCAATTCAATTTAATGATAATATTGTTGTAGATAATCAAAATTATCAGGCAACTCCTTCAACAAATGTAATTACGATTGATGATCAGACATATCAGATCACTTCATTAACTGCAACAATAAATGGCATTCCTGTTAATGGTCAAATCTATGAGAATATATCCATAAATACAGTTGTCGATAGTTTTCCAATCATTACAGTTAGTTCGGATACTGGTTCCGGTGCTATACTTCATCCAATCTTGGGTGTATTGAAAACTACTGGAAATGTTCAAACTTCTGTAAATTGTACTATTTAAAATGGCAGCAAGAAATAAAAATATTTTTAAAAGACAACTTATTAGTTTTAATCCAAATTTCAGAATTGATACTGCAAACCCTCAAATGGGAGCGACTGGTACTGATGTATACAAAATATATGGAGTAACTGATAATGGAGATAATCAATCTTCCATTAATTTAACCAGTGGAGGATTATTCTCACTCTATAATGATCGAACAATAGAAATTTGTGGTGGTTCAAAAAATGAAAAAGGTAGAGAAGATATAGTTATTATTGGACTCAATGGAAATGTTTCAATTTCCGCTAAAAATGGAATGGTAAGAATATATGCCACAAATATTATGATAGAAGCTGATGAAGATATTCAGTTTAAAGCTGGTAGAAATATAAGTATGAAGTCTGGTTCGGGTAGAATTATGATGGATGGCATCAAATTAGATGTAAAAGGCGCAACTGGTAATTTAGTTAATGCTTTAGGATCTGGTTTTACCAAACAAGTTTTTGATGGTAGTTTTGTTGGTGCAGATATTCTTGATAAAGTAACTGGAGGACCTACTAGTAAAGTTATCAATAATATAATAGGATGAATTTTATCAGTAAAGTACGAGTGCCTGGATTCGAACCAGGTCAAAGCCGCTAATCTGGCGGAAAGAGTTTATAAGGCTCCTCTGACTACCAAGTCTCACTCGCAGAAAAGTAGGATTATTATGATCCTTCTTCGTGATCTGTATACATTTTTATAAGATCTTTTTCATTATCGTCAAAATTGCTAGGAGAAGGGTCTAATTTGTTATTAGATTCTTCATATTTGGATGATGAAAATGAGTTACTTTCTTTATTGTGATTCATATTATTTTATGAAATTTTTGTTATTTAGTTTAATGTGGTCAGATTGGATCTAAATAGACGATCTCTTCTTCTCTTATGTTATTTTTTATATAGGTCAAAACATTTAGAAATTGATCGGTGTCATCACATTCTACGCTTTTTTCACTACCTTTATTTGAGTATAGAGTAAAAGTTTTCGTAAATGTATTTACAACGCATTTAGTGAGTGTTTCTTCAGTATCAATATCAGTATTCATTCAGGTTGTATTTCTGATTACCTTCCTAATATAAGGTCTTTTTTCAAGAACGTCAATAGGTGATGTGCCACTTTTAAAATTGGATCAGAACCTCTTTTGAACTGAACATTTTAAAGATTTTGTCAACTAAATATAACATAGAACTAACTCAGTAGTTATAATAAAATGCCTTTATCAAAACTGGATAATTTTATTCGCAATATTGAAGGACGTATTTTATATGTAAACTCAAATGATCTTAATGCGACAGATGCGATTACAAATGATGGTACAAGTTTAACAACTCCTTTTAAAACGATACAAAGAGCATTAATAGAATCTGCAAGATTCTCTTATGTTAATGGGGAGAACAATGATATAGTAGAAAAGACCACGATCTTACTTTTTCCAGGTGAGTATATTATTGATAATAGACCTGGATTTGCAATCTATAATAATTCAAATTCTGCGTATGCTGTTCCCAGATCAGGTGGAGTTGGTGTTTTAGCATCATCTGTCTTATCACTCGAATTAAATTCAAATTTTGATCTAACTCAAGAAGATAATATTCTCTATAAATTCAACAGTTATTATGGTGGTGTTGTGGTTCCTAGAGGAACATCAATCATAGGATTGGATTTAAGAAAGACAAAAATCCGTCCAAAATATGTTCCGAATCCAACTGATTCAAATGTACAAAAGTCTGCAATTTTTAGATTAACTGGGGCATCATATTTCTGGCAAATTTCTATTTTTGATGGAGATTCATCTGGATTGGTTTATACAGATCCGGATAATTTTACTACAGTAAATCAGTCTACACCAAATTTTTCACACCATAAATTAACTTGTTTTGAATATTGCGATGGTGTGAATAAGATTGGTTCTTATGGAATCACTGATTTGGACATGTATTATGCGAAATTATCAAATGCATTTAATAATCAAAATTATCGTTTTATAGATCAAAAATATCCTCAATCTGCAGGTGGATTTGCAAAAAGAAATCCTGAATGGGAAATTGTAGGCACACTTGTATCTGATCCGATCAGTATTTCTTCAATTATTTCTGGTAATGGTTCTACTGCAACAAGTATCATTACAGTAACCACTTCCACACCTCACAAATTAGATAGAGGTACTCCTATAAAAATAAGTGGAGTAAGTGGTTCTGGTGTGACTGCACCATACAATATATCAACAGTAGTTCAAAATATTCTGAGTCCAACTTCATTTACTTACTTATTACCTGCGATTTCTGCGTATCCTTCAATCAATCCATCACCCTCTTCATCTTCAGCAAAAGTAATTGTTGAAACTGATACTGTTTCTGGCGCATCACCATATATTTCTAACTGTTCTTTGAGATCTGTATGGGGTATGAATGGACTTCATGCAGATGGTAGTAAGTCTTCTGGATTTAGAAGTATAGTCGTAGCACAATTTACAGCCATTTCTTTGCAAAAAGATGATAGGGCTTTTGCAAAATATGACAAATTATCTAGAACTTATCAATCTGTAACTCCAATTCTTCCTGTTTCTGGATCTAGTTTACCAGATGGGGCATCACAAACAGATTCGACTAAAATTTATCACTTGGATCCAGATGCTGTTTATAGAAGTGGATGGGAATCCAGTCATATCAAGATTACAAATGATGCATTTATTCAAATTGTTTCTATTTTTGCAATTGGATTTTCGAAACATTTTGATGCAGAATCTGGTGGAGATGCGTCTATTACAAATTCCAACTCTAATTTTGGTCAAATTTCTTTAAATTCTTCTGGATTTAAAAGAGAATCTTTTGATAAGGATAATAATGTTTTTATTACATCTATTGTTCCTCCAAGAGAAATTGAAAATTCAGAAGAAACTATTGAATGGTTATCATTAAATGTAGGACTTACTACAACTGTTGGAATTTCTAGTCATCTTTATCTTTATGGATTTACTTCTCAAGATGATCCACCTTCGATATTGATACAGGGATATAGAGTGGGTGCAAGAGAAAATGATAAACTCTGTTTTGTGGGTTCTGGATCCACATATTCAGCATTCGTATGTATGTGTGATAATGAAATTAGTAAATCTGCGTTTACTGTTGCTCTTGGGTCTACAGTTTCAGTAAAATCTTATAATGCGTCAATACCAACATCCGGACTTACAACAGTATTTACGATTGGAACGAACGCTCTTCTTACTGGTGAAAAAGTTAAAATTCTCAGTGATGATGGGAATCTTCCGGAAAATATTACAGAGCATGAAACTTATTATTCTATTAATAATGGTGATAATAATACTATTAAATTGGCGGCATCATATACTGATGCTCTTCAAAATCAACCAATTACTGTTTCGGGTGGAACAAATCTTAAAATTTTAAGTAGAGTTTCTGATAAATCTTCTGGAGATCTTGGTTCCCCTATTCAATATGATGCATTAAATAAAAACTGGTTTATTCATGTAAATCGAAACAATGAAATTTATAATGCACTTTTATCTGGAGGTACATCAGTATATGGAGATACTACTGATCTCACTTTTATCAAGAGAATTAGTGATGAGAGAAGTCTGAATGAAAAACTCTATAAATTTAGAGCTGTAATTCCAAAAGAATTGCAAAATGCAAGAGACCCTCAAGTTGGTTTTGTTATTCAGGAATCTAAAACAACTGGACTTAGAAGTTCATTGGATTTTACAAGAACAAGTATTGATGGTAAAGATTATGAATATCGAAAGAATCTTAGATTAATTGCAAATTGTTCAGTAGTTGCAAATACTGTTGGTTCTGTCACCACTTATACGACTACGATTTTATCGGAACTTCCACACAATCTTCAAATTGGAGATCTAATTAATATCAAAAATGTGAAGAGTTCCACAAATGCAAGTGGTGAAGATGGGTTAGGTTATAATGGAAGATTTAAAGTAACAAATATTTTAAATTCACATAGTTTTGAGTATATTACATCTTATGATCCTGGTGTCTTTACTCAAAATAGTGTTAATACAAGAGACGAGAATCTGCCCAGATTTGAAAGAAATGATTTGCAATCAAATCTTTATATTTATAGAACTGAAGTCATTTCTCCATACATTTATAATCAACAAGATGGTATATATCATTTATATGTACTGAATGCAAATAATTCGATTTCAAACGAATTTACAGATCTAAAATATAGTCAAATTCCTGTGGATCTCTATCCCCAATTAGATAGAGATAACGTTGAATCGAATCCTAAAGCAGCAAAAACATATGCAAAATCATCACCTCTAGGTGCAATTGTAACAAATGATTTGAAGAAGAGTATCACTAGAGAAACTGCAGATTTAACTTTAAAAACTCTTGGAATAGGTCTCACGATTTCTTCAGTAGCATCTTCTTCTGGAATTTCTACTATTAGTTTTTCTAGATTTCATGGACTCGCAGGTATTATCACTGGATCAGTAGTTGCTGGATCTGGGTACACCAGTGGAACTTATTACAACGTAAAACTTTTAAATAATTCTCAATCTGGTACTTGGAATGGTGCTACTGCAAATGTAGTTGTATCTGGTGGATCTGTATCTTCCGCGAGCATTGTATCTCCTGGTTCTGGTTATACCTCAGGTTCTTTATATTTTGATGCATCTAAGATTGGTGCAGGAACTAATGCATTATTTAATGTAAGTTCTACTGGAATTAAAAATAATGTTGGAAATGTAATTCAATTTACTGGAGATGGAAGAGTCTCTGATTCTTATTATCGAATTACTTCAATTTTATCATCCACTCAAATTGCTATTGCCAAAACTTCTGGTGATCCTTCAATTCATTCCACTCAATATGCATTTGTAGTTGGACCTTCGGTTCAAATACAATCAACTTCTTTTAACTCTAGTACAAGTGTCACGACTTTTGTAACAACTACTTCACATGGATTAATTGTTGGTAATAAATTTAGAGTAAATGATTCTTCAAATAATAATTTGGGTGATTATATTGTAAAAGATAGATTAAGTGTCACATCTTTTACAGCAGTCACAAATTCGAGTATTTCGGCAACAAATGGATATATTCTGAGACATGGAATATCTTCGAATATAGGAATTTCTGATGAGAGAGAAGAGAATTTTGGAGTTCGACATGTATCTTTCTATGATGATTCCTTTATTTTAAGTTCTAGTGTCACTACTGGAACAACTTTGAGTATAACGAATGCTTCAAGACTTATTCTTGGATCTTATATTCAAATTGATAGTGAAATTATGAGAGTAATAAGTGGAAATAATATAACTACAGTAACTGTTCTTCGAGGTGCTTTAGGTACAAATCAAGAAAATCATGATGCAAATTCGGTCGTTCGAAAAATAAATCCAATTGCAGTTGAGTTTCGTAGACCTTCTATTCTACGTGCATCTGGTCATACTTTTGAATATCTTGGATATGGTCCTGGAAATTACTCTACTGGTCTTCCACAAGTACAAGTAAAAACTCTAAATGATCAAGAAAACTTCTTAGCACAATCTCAAGAGCGTTCTTGTGGTGTTGTTGTATACAGTGCCATGAATAGTGATGGTGATGTATTCAATGGAAATACAAAAACTTCTGCTTCTAGTGGAGAAATTACTTCTTTTGATATTCCAAAACCAACAGTAACAGGTGAAGATCCTAATAAACTTAGTGTTGCATTTGATGAAGTTACAATCAAAGAAAGACTTTTAGTTGAAGGCGGAAATTCTGGATCTGTTCTTTCTCAATTTAATGGACCAGTAACATTTAATAAAGATATTAATGTTAAATCACCTGCGACTTTTAGTAAGACCGTTCGAATAATTCAAGGAAATCAATCTACATCTACGACTACTGGAGATTTAATTGTTTCTGGTGGAGTTGGAATTGGAGGAAGTCTTTATGGTACTAATGCTGCATTTAATAAAGTTAGAACTGCAACATTGGGATTTTCAACCTCGGATGTAGTTTCTTTTGATGCTAGAATTGGTAGTAGTTTAATTCCTTCTTCAACTACTGGATCTTCTGATTTGGGTTCTCCGACAAATAAATGGGGTACTTTATATGTAAATGCAATATCTGGTAATCTAAGCGGTGCAGCATCATCAATTTCTATCGTAAGTGATACTTCATCATCTCCAAGATTTTTAATTCTATCTTCTACTTCAACTAATGGTGTTTCATCTGCACTTGTAAATAGTGGAATTAGTTATGTGCCATCCACAGGTACATTATCATTACAAAATTTAAACACAACTGGTAATATAGTTTTAGGTAATTCAACTGGAACCGCAGTTACATTCACTTCTCGAATTGGAAGTGGATTAACTCCAACTGGTACTTTTGATTTAGGATCTCCAACAAATAGATGGGGTACTCTGTATGCCAATACATTATTTGGTAACTTAACTGGTTCGTCTTCGAGTATTACTGCAGTAAGTGATAATAATACAAATGCTAATCGACCTGTAGTTTTATCTTCAACAACCAGTGGAATCACATCAGCATTAACTGATGCTGAGTTTACTTATAATCCTTCTACTAAT